CGGCAGTGTAGAACTTATGCGAACCATTATTTTGGGCGTAAAGGCTTGCAAACCCTGTGTTCTTATATATGTTCTGAGCACTTGAATTTACAAACTCGTTTGCTGAAAAATTAGCTGTGTTTGTTGTGGAATATATTGACGCATCTTTTATTTGCAAAGCACTAACTATGTTGTACCAAGCACTCGGTGTAACACCAAGACCTAGATTGCCTGCGCTGTCGAGGCGCATACGCTCTGTGTAACTGCTTCCAACATCAAAAGTTAAAGCATTGTTTGATTGAATTGTTCCGACAGTTCTTGAACTATCAAAGCCTACATAAACATTGTTTGAGCCAGAACTTATTTGCTCGTAAACATTACCAGAAGAAACATTTAGATGAAGTTTCTGTGCAGGCGAACTTGTCCCAATACCTAGATTGCCTGTGCTTTCAAGGTACATCAGTGATGAGGATGCGGCATTATCAATAGCAAGTGCATATTTGCCTGAGTTTACCCCACCTGCTTTAATATAAACACCGTTACCATTTGCGGTGTCAGTATTAAAAAACGCAGCGCAAGCTGCACTTGCAGCAGAAACGGTCACATATAGTTTTGTTATAGGCGAACTTGTCCCAATACCCACATTGATGCCGCTTGCGGTGTATAGCGATGTGCTTGTTGCTCTAAATATTTCTGCGCTGTTTATGTAAAACGCAATAGGGTTATTACCAAGCGAATATAGACCAGCAGTTGATGCCGTTTGATTTGCGGTTAAGCCCAAAGTTCTTGTGCCGTCAGTAGATTGGATAAGCCCTGCACTAGCAACTTGAAATGTTGACCCATCAAAAGTAAGCGCAGACCCAGTAGCCAATGCACTTGTACTGCTTGCGTAGACTACACCGCCTGATGTGAATGATGTTAGGTTAGTACCACCATTGGCAGTAGGTAGTGTTCCTGAGACTTGGCTTGTCAGACTAACTCCAGACAACGTACCGCCCAATGTCAGGTTGCCAGATGTAGTAACTGTTCCTGTTAAAGTCAATCCATTGACAGTTCCTGTGCCTCCAACGCTGGTTACTGTGCCAGTATTGCTTGTGTAGCCACTAGGATTGCTTGCCGCATAAGCACCTAACGATGTCAATGCACCACCAGCCGTTGTTGCTCCTGTACCACCAGAAGCTATTGCCAAGGTTGAAGACAACCCTGCCGCTGTACCTGTGGTGTTTTGATTGAATGTAGGCCAAGTAAATGTGCCTGTGCTGAAGTTACCTGAAGTTGGTGTGCCTAGTATGGGGGCTACAAGAGTAGGAGTATTGGCAAACACCAAAGCACCTGTACCAGTTTCATCTGTGACAGCTGCAAGCAAGTTAGCACTTGAGGGAGTACCTAAGAAAGTAGCTACACCGCTACCAAAGGAAGTAATACCTGTACCACCTTGTGCTACTGACAAAGCTGTGGTAAGACCTGACAAAGAGGTAATATCACTGTTAGCTCCACTGGCTGCAGCACCTAAGTTACTGCGAGCATTAGCAGCTGTAGAAGCTCCAGTACCACCATCCGCTACAGTGATGTCTGTGATACCTGTTACAGAACCGCCTGTAATTGTTACGCTAGAGGCTGCTTGTGTGGCAATAGTGCCTAATCCTAAATTAGTTCTAGCATCAGACGCTGTAGAAGCACCAGTACCTCCATCGGCAACTGCTAAGTCTGTGATACCAGCTATGGAGCCACCTGTGATGGCTACAGCGTTAGCTTCCTGATTACCTAAGGAACCTACAAGCTTAACAACAGCTGCACTGTTATCCTTGGTATAGATTTTCTTATCGGTAACATTAACAGCTAACTCACCCTTAGTTAAGTCACCTACTACAGGTACTGCTGAGGCTGTGCTGCTATTTTTGGTAATGATTGTGCTTGCCATTAATTAAGCTCCGTATTGTGAAGTGTACCAGTCACGTAATGGCGAGGCGACATCACGAGGGACTGCTGGAAGAAGGCTGTTATAGTTCTGCTGTACTCTGGTGAAGTAATCATCTGTGTACATTGGAGGAGTCTGTGTAGGCAAGGAACCTACTGGAACTGTAGTTCCTCTGTTGGATAATGCTGAAGTAGCTCCCAAAGTTCCAAACAAACCTAATCCAGCTTGAAGTAACTTTAACATCTGTTCATCTGTTAAGCCTAACTCATTAGTTTTCTTAGCTGGAGTAGTTGCAGAAGTATCTGTTACTGCAGGAGACAACATTGTTGCTGGTAGTGTTGCTAAAGTATCACCAACTGAAGGAGTCTTAGGAGCTGTAATTGTTTGAGTTGGAAGTGTAGGTGCAGGTGTTACTGCAGCTGGTATGTTTGGTAAAGCTGGTAAAGTAGCTGCAAGGATACTGGCAGCATCTGTTGGTGTGGTTGATAGGTTCTTAGCTGTAACTTCAACATTAGCTAAATTAGCTGGTGTACCTGCGTTAGCTGCTAATTGACTATTAATTAAAGACAAGGTAGCTTGGTCAACTTGTTGAGGAGTTTTAGGAGCTGTTACAGTAAGTCTTGGATCAACAACACTACTGAGTAAACCACCAGCATTCAGAGCTGGAGCTGCAGCACCTGTAATGTTAACTGCTCCACCATCTGTAACTGGAGTACTCACAGCTACTGGAGCTGTTGCTGCTGTTGTTGCTGTTCCATTGATATAATCTGCTAGTGCTTTCTGAGACTCAGGTGAGCTGAGTAAGTCAGACATAGCTGCATCATATTTAGTACCATACAGAGGATTAGAACCACCATATCTAGGATCTAAACCTGCAGCTAAGTCAGCAGCAGCTGTGGAATCATACAATAAGTTATTAACTTCACTACCTAAGAAGCCTCCACCGCCACCTAATAAAGCAGCTTTCAATGTATCTTCAGTACTACCACCTGTTAAAGCAGTTGAACCACCTGCAATGGTTGCACCTGTAGCACCTGCTAAAGCTGAACCAGTTAATCCTGTAGAACCTGCAATCAAGTTACTTAAGTATGGAGCACCAAGGACACTTGCTGCTAAAGCAACTACTGGTCTTGCAGCAGCTAACAAACCTTGATCGCCACCACCTGCAAAAGTACCTGAGTTGATAACTTCACCTGTCTTAGGGTTTACAGTCTGCCAGTTAGCTTTATTGTTAGGGTCTACACGTGTCTCATAGACAGACTGAGGAACACCAGCAATCTGTTGGTCAATATTATCGCCTTCAATAACAGTACCACGAGCTGTAGGAATTACCTTATTTGTTTGCTGTACTTGAGCAATAGCTTGAGGTGTACTTACAGGGACATCATTCTTAAACTGAGATAAAGCATCAATAACAGATTGATTGTAGACTGCAGTACCTTCAGCATTGGTGTGCAGAGCATCTACAAGTAAGCCTTTATTCTGGAGGATCTCACCTTGAGTACCAACCAGAGCTACATTAGAGTTTTCTTTGGCAATGTCTTTAAAGATCTGGTCAACTTCAGGATTAAAGTTATTAGTTTGTACATCTTGAATTGAAGCTGCATATGGTGAACCTGTCAGAACAACATTAACACCTTGATCGCCTAGAGTCTTAACAATCTGATTAATGTTATCTTTAACAGTATTCTTATCTACACCTTGAATAAAATCTACACCACCAGTCTGTAGGAACACTGTGGCATTAGGGTCAAACTGACCACCACCTGATAAGAATGTATTAAGCTGGTTTAAAGTATCAGTTGTAGTTGCACCACCTACAGCATAATTGGCTGTTGACTGACCTGTAGCTTCTGTAAGTTGATTACCAAGTGTTTCGTTAAGGCTATTCCAGCTTGCACCTGCTAAGACGTTACCACTGAGCATACCGCCTGATTTACCACCTGTTGCAGCAGCTACATCTTCAGGTGAAATACCATACTGAGCCATCTGCGCTTGTGTTTGAGCTGCAGAAGGGCTTGTAGCTAAAAAGTCATTGATGTTCTTATAAACATCAGCTTCAGTCATGCCGTTGTTTAAAGCCCACTGCATTGCAGCTGATAAAGCCATACTTATTCGCCTTTTCTGTATAACTCAAACGTGTTGATAATATTCATTGTAGAACCAGTCTCAGACGTAGCACGAACTTGATCGCCCTCTTCAAGAACAATATAAGCACCATCGTTAAACTTAATAAACTGAGTAGCACTTAACACATAGTTATCTAATACGTGAACCTCAGTTGTTGTACTTGCGTCATACCACACAACATCAACAGTTTTATTATTACCACCAGTATTAACAACGTAACAAAGAGGCCACCTAGCATAGTAACCAGTGGGTACTGTGAAAAGAGTAGTCTGCGTTGCTGCAGTAAGAACATTACCCGTCGATACTGGTTTCATCTTGCTTTACTGTTTTCTTAGTTACTTTAGGAGCTTCAACTACTTCAACTACCTCCCGTACCTCCGGTACTTCAGTGTAACCACTATGTTTCTTCATCTCAGCAATCTCATGCTCTTGGAAGAACTCTACTGTGTTACCTGATTGATTACATTTAAATTTCATGTTGATAAACCTTTCTGATGTACTATAAAAAGAGTAATACATTAAAAAGGCTCCCACGCCTTATGAGCATGGGAACCTAGTTAGCTATTAAGCTGGAACCACGAGGGCAACGCCACCGTAGTTACGCAACTCAGCGCAACCGTACAAAGTATCAGCAGTGAACAATGTACCGAGGTACTCTTGTTTGTACTGAGTCTGTGAACGGACACCAACTTGCTCCACCAACACCATAGAGTCCTTGTGAGCCATCAAGCACACACGACCAATGGTAGTACCGGAACCGTCAGCAGCAGACTTAGCTGTACCAGCATTAGATGTAACATAGACGGGAACACCATAGATGTCACCAATCATGCCGTTACGGATGCTGTTAGCAGAACCAGCTTCACCAACGCTGTTGAAGGTTGTGAACTCAGTCAAGCCGAGGATAGTATTGCGTACATTTGGAGGAATCAAGAAGAAGCGGTTGTCCATAGGAACATCGCTGTCATCAAGACGCTGAATTGTACGACGAATACCAGCAGCTGTCAAAGTAGAGGCATTGCCTGCACCAGAGGAAGCTGAGTAGTCAAACGCTGTAGAGCCATCACCACCAATGAAAGCACCAGCGTAACGGAAGTTACCCGCACCAGCTGTTGAAACATTGAACTGTTGACCCAAGTTTACCAAGTCAGTATCAACTTGCTTACCCAAAGCATAACCAGCATCATCAGTGTAGAACTGACGCAGGCTAGACAATGCTTGAGCTTCAACGATGTCCTCAATCAAACGTGAGTACTCGTAGTGCTTGTTGATAGAGATAGTTACTTCAGTCTCAGTAGCTGCAATGAGTGTAACTTGTGTAGAAGCTGCCTTAGCAGAAGCGGAGCCACGTGCAGGGACTGGAATGTGAACGGTGTCACCTTTCTTGCCCTTGAAGCTCATTTTCTTAACTAGGTTAGCTGCAACCAAGCTCTTTTTGTAAGCCGCAACAATCTCGTCACTCCATACTTCTGGGATAAACGTTGCTGCGGTCGTTACCGTTACGTGATCTGTTCCTAATGCCATTTTTAAATTCTCCTGTGAATTTGTGAATTAAATTAAACTTATTTAACCCGACCTTCAGAGTATGCAGCCATAATTTCAGGTTGCAGTGCCTCATAACGGTCAGGGTCTTGCATACGTAGCCGGATAAGGTCGGCACGACGATATACTTTCTTAGAAGACTCTCCAGTTCCTCCAACATCGACACCAGCTGCTTTCAGATTCTGTTTGCGGACAGCGTTACCTGCATCAGTAGTTTGTTGTGTCTTAGATGTACGAATCTGTTTGAATGTAGTAATCAGTTCATCAGCAGCATTAAAATCATAGTTAGCATCAGCCATTGCGTAGATATTAAGTCTCATGGGAGAGGCTTTAACCCACTCAATAAACTCACCATCACGAACAACATCTGCAAAGTCAGGATGCTTCTTGTTGAGCATTGCCTGTGTCTGAATTTGCTTTAACTGCTGTGATGCCTGTTTAGCGGCTATTACATCTGGATGATTTGCAACTGCACGATTAACGTGACTCTGCGGATCTTCAAAGAAATCAATCTCTTGTGAGGTGTTATTTACCTCATTTGGTTGTGCTTGTTGTTGATTCTTTTGAGATAAGCTTTGTTTGATGAGATCATCAGCTAAACGTCTAACTTCTCCAACTTCCTGTGCCTGCCTACCGATTAGCTTTTCAGCCTCTTGGTGCATACGAACAATATCTTCGAGATTCTTCCCTTTGTACTTCTCAGGGATCTCTTGTGGAGCTTGCTCTGAAGGTTGTTGAGTCTGCTGTACATTTGTGGACTGTTGTTGTTTAAAGTCCTCAGCTTCTATCTCACTAACGCTACCTAGTTCCTCATTGCTATCAATTAAAGCCATACCTAACCTTTCCCTGTCCACGTGTGATGGATTACAGGATTAACTTAAAAATAAAATTGGGTTGCCTGAATAGCTATTCAGATCCTCTCTTTTGTTCCTGCTTGAGCCTGTCAGCTCTCACAGCGGCCCACTTAGCTGTTGCACCGGGGAAGTCACCAGATATGGCATCTAACCCAATGGTAGGAGCTGAAATGAGCCTGATAGCGTCCTTACTACATACTTTGCATTTTGCAGTTGTATGTTCGCTATCTACCAGCGATTCAGTTGTGTGGTTGTTGGGACATAAGAAGTCATATAGACGATTACTCATCTTGTAGCTCCTCATATACCTTCTCACACACAGCTTTACGCCCTAAAACCAATTCAAGAATATCTAACTGTCCTTTACGATAATATAGTGTTTGTGTATCGTCGACAGTAGAAATATCATTCAAACTAGCCTTAATCTCTTCAAAGTCTTCAATTAAGAAGTCCCAACCCTTAGTACTCATGGTATTAAAGGTTTCTTCGTAATATTTCTGTAAATCAGGGGCCATTTGGCTTATCCCTCCTTTAAAGTTCTTGACTGTATGTATTATGATAACACATTTTTATCACTTTGTCAAGTCTTTTGTTAACTTATTGTATCTTTTGTTGTTTATTCATCATTTGAAGGCTTGCAATACGCTCATTTGAGGCAATATCAGCAGCTTTTAGGTTAACTGACTTCTCTTTAAGCATCATGTCAGCCAGTTTCAGACGTTTCTCAAAGTCTCCACCATTGTCTAGGTTAGTTGCAGCTGCCTGAACCACCTTAACACGATGCTCTTCAGGGATCATCTGAGCTTCAATCATGGTTTTCTGAGCTTCAGCTGACTGTTTCTGAGCTTTAGAGGTCAAATCAGCCACCTGAGCCTGTGCCAGTTGCATTGCAGCCTGTTGTTGCATCTGCTCAGCCTCAGCAGCCTGTGGATTAGGTTGAGACATCTGATCCAAAGCCTTCATCAGTTCACCACGGTTAGACAATGAACTGTTCTGGAGGATACCTTTTAGGATCAAAGGCAGTACAGGTGTATTAGGGCCTAAGGTCTGCAACAAACCAATCATCTGTTGTTGTTCAAACTCTCGTGCCAAGATACCCAAGGTAGCTGTAGGAACGAATGTCATGTCAACTGAAGGGTAACGCTCACTGTCAAACTGCATATAACGGAAGGCAGCTTTGTTAATGAACGGGATCATGAAGTCTTCTTGGAAGTTACTCAAGGTACGCTTGTACTTCTTGATGATACCTGCCATAGCCATAGACATACCACCAGCACCTGCATCACGAGGAACATTGGAGGGCATACCTGCGCTGTCCACTGTGCCTGTAGCCTGTAGGAGCATACGCTCAAAGTTCTGCGCTGCAGCTGCTGAGTTGCCATCAGTCTGACCGAACTTGAAGGGATACAAGATCTCAGAAGGTGAGCCATTGGTCAAGATAGCCTTACCGGGCTTAATCTCAAACTTAGCACCACGGGGAAGCCTTGTGGCATCCATAGCAATCATAGGTGCTGTAGTTAAGGCTAAAGAGTCCATGTGAGCACGCAGCTGACCATCAATAGCCTTCTGCATATTGTAGGCTTTCTCAGCTGTACCTCGACCCCAGAATCTACCGGGTACTGTATCGTCTTGGTAGGCAATGACAGGTCGATCCTTCATCATGTAAGGATTAGCTTCAGCCTTAAGCAAGATAGAGTCATTGGCAATCACAATGATAGCTTCTACCAAGTCAGAGTAGTCATCAGCTGCTGAACCTTCAGGGAACAAGTCAGCATACTCTTCTGAGTCTTCAGTATCTAAGTACTCACGGGGAACTAAACCATAATAAGTGATTAGCTTAACCTTATCATCTTGATAGGTCTTCAAGTCTTGGGTTACTTCCAAGTCTTCATTCTCCGCTGCAATGGTGATGTCGACCTTCTTATAAATCCCTCGCTCAATGCCCTCAACAACCTTGTGAATGGATACGTACTTCTCGATAGCAACGCCCAAAGCATCGTCAATGGAATCAGCATTAGGATCAATAAGGAAATTCTTAGGGTTAACTGGTTTAATCTTAACCGCAACTCTATCTTTCTCTTGCACTCCAATAGCGGCTGCATTAGCAATGCCGGGGATTGCCTGAGTAGCTGGTAAGTATTCTTTCTCAGTCTTAACAATGATTTCACCAATACCTGTACCATATATTTCAGCCATCAACTCAATCTGGTCAATAGCTTTCTTAATCTTGTCTCTCTTAAAGTCCTCATGCAGTTGATTCTTGATTTGTTCAACATCAAAGGGATTACCATCTACATCTTTAATGTCATCTGTGATGTCAAAGAACTCACCCTGACCGAAGATAGCTTCCATGATCTCAGCGTGACGAGTCTCAATGGCTTGCTGAGTGGCTGGGGAGATAATACGTGAACGCTCTGACTCTCGTCCCCTGTCCTCAGCAGCCCATACACCTCGGAAGATACGCTCGTACTCTTGCCACAAGTCCATGTAGTTGGCATCACGGTGGTCACGCCAGCGAGTGATGTGCTGAGTAATCCACGATGTGAGTTCCTTCTCGTTCTCTGTAGGTTCTTCCCACTGAGAATCTTCACTGTCAAACTTATCATTAGTTAAAGCCATAATGTTTACATATCCTTTGTTGAATCGTCTAAAGAGTCGTCATCAATCTCAGTCTTGCTAGACGTTATTGGGCCACCCACTAACCATGCACTACAAGTCCTATCAGCGGCACACTTGAAGTCAAATAACTCACAGAATCCTAGCTTAGCTGAATCTACGACATCCTTAGCAAAGCTATCCTCTTCCATGTCAATACCTGAACGGATACACTCCATCATCTCAGGTGTCTGGATAAAGGCTGAGCAGTTACCACAGCGCATGGACTTAGCCTGTGCCATGCTAGTTTGCCATTCATTAGCCTTAGCACTCCAGAAAGCTCCATTGGAGAGTTCAGGGTTAGCTGGGCCATAGCCTACGTTCTTAAAAGCCCAATCCCTGTTCTTCAGGTTAGCTTTAACGTCTTGTGTTTCAATAGGGCATTGCATATATTCTTATTACCACTTTACTTTGTTAGCCCAGTAAGCTGCTGACATCTTACCTTTGGCAATGTTCTTAGCGTGACGAGCTTTAAAGGAATCGTTACGAGCTGAACCTTCAGGAGATCCTTGAACACCTTGCTGACCAAACCTAATTAACTTAACCTCTTCACCCGTTTTAGCTAAGACAGCATGACTCTTACTTGGGTGTCCGGGAGTACGTTTAGGTTTGTTATAACCTTGGAACTCTTCACTACCTCGTTTAACTGTCATATATCAATATCCTTTAATAACCTGATATAACATCCATTACTTCGTAGTCATCATCTTCGTAGTCAGTGTTGTAGCTTGTAATGGCTAACTGGTCAATGTAACTTAGAGCATCTACCAAGTCATCATGCACCCCTGCTGTAGGGAACATCACCAACTGATCTCTGAACTCACTCCAGTCTTCTTTCTCATTGAAGGATACCCTTCCATGTTCCATACGACCTTGTAAGCTCCAGACAACCCTATCTATCTTCTTCTTATTACCATGCGTTAAGTCTTGAATGTGTGAGTAGATATTGTTCTTCCTCATCAAGTCATTCAGGTATGGTAGCACAGCATTCTTCAGTGCTCCTCGCTCAATACCTACAGCTGTTGGTTGATAGTCTCTAATGACCTTTAAGATGTTCACAGCAGTCTCTCTAATATCCCACCTACCATGCTGTATCTTATCTACCCACCAATCACCGTTATCTTCTAACTTAACTATTGCTATGGCTGTCTCATCTAATCTTTTCTTAGAGGCACTAGCATTCTTGCCTACCTCTTCAAACCCAGCTAAGTCAATGGCTACAATGTATGTACCAAATTGAGGTTCCTCAGCTGTTTTGAACCATTCCTCTTTAAAGACATCAGCACCTGAGGTGTCAAAGCTAGACAGGTATTCCTGCTTGAATGCAAAGGAACTCAGTGTACGCTTTGCAGCCTCAATCTCCTTAGGATCAATGGTCTCATTGTCCTGAGTGGTGAAGTGCCATGACTTCCACTCTTCATCTTGCCTATCCTCTTCATCTTCAAACTTACCTAAGTTAAAGACATCGTAGAACCAGTTACGTCCTGAAGGTGTAGATATGAATAAAGCTCTACCCTTCTTATCTGACAGTGAGGCACGTATAATCTTCTGCCATACATCCTCTTTAACGAAGGCACACTCATCAAGTACTACGTAGACTAAGGAGACTCCTCGCAGACTATCTGGGTTATCAGCTCCACGTACCAGTATCTTCTTACCATTAATTAGAGTAATCTCTAAGTTATTCACATGGCTGGACTTAATGACTGGTCTACCTAGCTCATGCAGTAAGTCCCACATAATCGTTCTAGCTTGTCCTAGGGTAGGTGCTATGTACATCACAGCTGAACCATCGGGACAATTCAAACCTTCAATAAGTAGCGATACAGCTGACAACCTTGACTTACCACAACGTCTACCTGCAGCTACTACCTTAAACCTAGTAGTATCTTTAAAGACACTTTGCTGCCACTTAAGCAGTTGGAAGTTAAGTTCAGCACTGCGTTCAGACATCTATGACCTCTTCGTCACTTGTGCTTACCATTGGTGACGTTAAGCCTGTAATGTTGATAGACACTGTAGGTGTACTGTTCCCTGACTTCTGTGCCTCAAAGACACTCACTGGTACAATCCTATCAACAATTAACTTCCATGCTGCTGCTTGATTCTTGTGTTCATCATTCAATGCTGCATCATATATAGCTTCTAACACCTTAGCACTCTTAGGTGAGTTTAACATCCTAAGCTTGTACTCATTGATGATGGCAGCATCACCCTTAGGTCTACCTACACTACGATTCTCACTTATAGACTTTAAAGCCTTAGTTGAGGTACGACCTACTTTATTACCCGTTGGTTTAGTCATTCTAAAGTCTTTATCCTTAAATGGGAGACATATTAATACCAGACATATAAAGCACTTAAAGTACTTTAAAGTTACATATACGATTCATAGACATTAACATTATAAGATACTTATATAAGTAATTAATATTAATTTACTTATAATATTTAATTTAAGTGTGTTTTAACTTCTATGTTCCCTTTCCAAGGTGTACGCCTTCGGCTATACATCTTAGCCTTAGAAGTCTTAACTTAGTAGTGGGGTCAGGCTACTTAGTAAACACAATTATTTGCTATAAAGAATATTGTATCATACTTTTGTCTATTTGTCAAGCTTTTATTGTCTTAGTACACATATATTTTACTATTCATGTGATTCCAGTCACACTTATATGAACTTTGTAGTTCCCCTTTTCTAGGGTGTCTGGTTGACCCTTATTTGTAATACTTTTCCTATATTTATCATACAGTTAGCTCTGGTGTCTGTCAAGGTCTATATTTACTTTTTTGTGTACTTTGTAGGCTCCCGCAAAAGTAACTCACAAGCCATGACCCTCCCCCCTATGAAGTTAGTTAGTGCTTACTTCGCAGTCACGCTAATGACTGGCAAGTCAGTAAAGTCATATGTACACTTATGAGTTTAAGTTAGTAAGTACTCACTTAGCATACTTGCATGAAACGTTAATGAGAATCATTCGCATTTAGGATATGTGCAGGGCTATGTAGCACCCTCTGAAGCACCTAGGGTTTACCCTTAGAAATACTCGGAAGGGTATCCATCAGAGTTATACACAGGTTATACACAAGCTGTGGATAAAGTACTGGTAGGGGTATACAGTTATACACAGGCAAAGTCTTATATAAGAGTTGAAATTGTGGATAAGTACTAGTTGTGGTGTGGATAACACTTGCGAAGGGGTTAGTGACCATAACACTGAAAAGCTCTCAGAGGCCGTTCTAGAGGCTTTCAGCCACTATGAAGAAAACTCATACACCTTGTGAGAATAAGTATGAATAAACTGTAATTTGTAAGGTTCATGTAAGGTTTAAAACTAATAATACATACATCGCAACAACAAACCGAGGTAAACAGTATGACTTTATTTAAACTTGAAGAGCATTTAATTATGTTATTAGTAGAAGATAATTTGCTATATTCTGAGGGCGACTGGGAACAGTTAAGCAAGGTCAGAATGGCAATAGACGACACACGTACTCAAATTGAAAACTTTAAAAAGGCAACACAATCATGAAATATCAATCAATCTTCGACATCTGGGCAGTACCTGTTGACCTGCTTAAGCACGTGCAGGCTGGGCAGATGGTCTACGCAGGCACTAAGGCCAACAAAGGCAGGTTCCTAGGTGTTAAACGCTCAGGCATTGTAGTAGTCGCTTGGCAGGGTAACGTACAAAGCCACTCAGACAAGCTAGGATATATCAAGTCACTTCGTAACTATGCAAAAGGAGCATAACACATGAGCAAAGAAACATTTTATGATGTCCTAACGGCTGTCATTATCGGGCTACTGTTAACGGTAGGTTTATTATCTTATTTCGATGTCCTCACAAAGTAAAGGGTTATTATCATGGCAACTATTGAACAAACAGCACAAGCCTTCGTCAACGGGAAGTCAGCCCATTGTCACAATGCACATACAGACGGTCAACGCTACACGTTACACCGTACAGTGATTGTCTACCGTAACGAACAAGGGCAACTCGTGACAGACTGGGGAGGCTTCTACACACGAACAACAGCTTCACACATGAACGCTGTCTTAAAGGCTTACGGAAGCTCTAGGCGTGTTTCATACGCTAAGGCAAGGGATAACAAAGAAGGCAAAATGACTTACCTGTCTGTCGCTTAAGTGACACTGCAGACTGTAGCGTCCTGCTAGGATGCTATGGCCTGCTATGTTGCAGGGAAAGGCTACGGCCTAACTTTAACGAGGTTAAACAATGACTGATAAAAAATACAATGGCTGGACTAACTATGCCACTTGGAGGGTCAATCTTGAGGTCTTCGATGGCTTTGATCCCTTCGATAACTTCTCAGACAATCAAGCTAACATGATGGAATGGCTCCCTGATACTCTAAAGGAATACGCTGAAGAGATTATTTTTCAAGAGACTGAGAAATGTCGAATGAGTGGTTTAATGGAAGACTATGCAAGGGCTTTCCTGTCTGACGTTAATTGGTTTGAGATTGCTGAACATATGTTTCTAGATTACGCAGACGAAGAGGATATTCAAGCCTACAAAGAAGGAGAAACAGCATGATGATTGAATTTGTACACAATGAAATTAAAGTTAAATGTAAGCCTGAAAATGCTTTGAAATACAAGCAACTGATGGACAAGCCACCAAAGACTCGCTCAGTGACAGAACGAAGGGGCTACCCTCAATGGAACCCTACAATGAGCACTGAAGACTACTTAAGGGCATACATTCGCATGAATGACAATAAGCGCATGATTGATTGTGGGCACGTATGCGCTAACTTCTCAAACATTCCCTCAATGTATGACCTTTCAAGCCCTGAGGTGCTGGAGGAATTAGACCCTGACTATACTGAAGCACCTGTTAGGGTCAAGTCTAAGCCTGTCACCAGTGCACAATTAAAACAGGCTTTAAAGGCTTTGATTGAGGCAGTCTTTGAAGGTGATCCGCAAACAATCGGTGACGAAGCAATTAGAGCTAAGAGGTTATTAAATGATTAAACATTTCAACGTCGAAGTATACAAGCACAAACTAGAATTGATTGTCGATCTTGAACGTGACCATTGGTACGTGTTGTTTCCTAAGTATGGACAATATGCCAGCGGTGACATCGGGCACGGTAGCTTTGAAAGGAACCACAATTCACTTGTAATAGGTAAGCGTAAATATTCACTTGTTATAGATTGTGACGATAACCGAAGGCACTGGGAGGGCTGGTCATTCTTTGATGAGGAAAAGCAAGATTACCTGCCTGACACTGGGAGACTTGACGGAAAGCCAGTATGGAAGGTCTACAATGACAAGGGAAAGCTGATTCACACGCTATTCTCAGAGGAGCAGGCAGAGTTTCAGGTTCTATTTGAGAAACAACAAGGTAAAACTGTAACATTCAAAAAGGTTAAACAATGAATACTAAACTACTAAAACACACACGTGAACTATTTAAGTCTTATGACGTACCGGAACACGTCCGACGAAGTTATAGGCTTAAATGGGTGAGATCAATTAGACACTTAGGAGATAATTGGCTATTGGCTAATCATGTAACACGTAAAAAGGAACCAACACAATGACAAAAGACCAAATTCATGACCTTAAAATGGCATTGTTCCTTGCTCAATACTTTGTCGAAGAACATTATGGTGATTTTATTGATGAGGGACAAGCAAAGACAGACAATGAGCGTGTCATATTGGCACGTGAGATATTGCAACAATTAGAAACAGAGGCTACACAATGACAATCGAAACAATAACCTTTCACTTTGTAGGTGAATTAGAAGACTCAGGTGCTATCGTTGACGTTCAATGTCAGATTGACGAAGATGGGGACTGCAGAAGCTTAGATTCTGTTATGTACAAGGGAATCGATGTCCTTGAAGTTATCTCACATTTCCAGTGGTCAGAACTTGAATGGGAGGCATCAAAGAAATATAAACTAGAGAATCATGAACAACTGACCATTGCTCACGATCACGAACACGCTTTAGAAGCCATCTATGGCCTCTCTAAGCCTTCATTAAACATTAGGTAAGGGGGTAGGTGCTATGTTATACACAAAAGGCTCTATTGTAGGTTACTCAGGTGAAGATAAACGCAAGGTTTTAAAGCTTGACTTTAGTTGCATCATGTCAGATGATGAACTGGCTAAGATTTTAGACTCACTGAGGGAACCCATGAACGATGTAGGTGAAGCTTTACACTTTAAACTAACTCTAGAATGTGAGGATATATAACCATGATGAATGAATATTGCTATCAGGTAAGCAAAACTAGGTCAGTATGGGTCTATGCCATCGATGAGGAGGCTGCTGAGGTTATGGTCTATGAAGAACTAGGCTATGATCCTGACGACATGGAATTATTAGAAGTGAGGGAAGACGTATGAAATGTCTCTGTTGTGATAGGATTCTAACGGATTACGAATCAACACGTAAACACGCAGTGACTGGGAGCTTTATAGACCTCTGTCAGCAGTGCTTTAAAACTGTACAGGCTGACTCTCACTTGCCTACAAAGGATCGTAAAGACCTTATATCATCGGAGGATATAGATGACAGTGCTGAGGATGAAGATGGTGACTGTCACGTTGGAGACACTAACAGTGAAGGAGACCATTGACAATCTAGTAAAAGTGTGCTACCCTTACTTTAAAGTAACTACAAAGGAACTAAGATGTTCCATAGAAGTTACATAGAAGTAAATACACTATATAAGTATTATTTAAGTAATATACTTATAAAGTAACTTTAAAGTGCCCGTAGGAACGTAAGTGTGTGTACGTTTCATAATGTGATAAAGACATTTAACCTTGAAAGGATAATTTTATGTCTATTGAAATGATGAACGATGATGACTTTGATATGGACTTAGTACAGTATGAGTGCTGGTATTGGTCTGTCATTGACAGCATGGCTGAATTAGTCATGAATAATGGTCGTGATAAGGTAATGTCTCATGTATCTGAGGCTGTCTTGCACAAAGTGCACAGTGGTTACGTTGTAGCCAAAGAGAACGATGAGCACCCTCTGTTATGGTAATGGCTATATTTGTCTTCATCGTAACTTTAATTAAACTGGTACTAAGTAAATGACTATTGACCCTAATAAGCCTTGGCCTTTCCCGTCTAACATCATACAAGGGGACAACGATGCTAAATTGATAGCTGATTGTCTAGCCCTACTGCAGGACTTCACAGCCTTCCAGCTTCGAGGTGAAATCTACTATGGCTACCTTGATGTGAGAGCATTGAAGGTCATCGAAGAACTTAGAGGAGCTACTGATGAAGCTGAACCTAGTACGCAAGCCTAAGATTGAGTCTAAACTCATTAAGCATATAGCCTGTGATGCCTGTGGTAGCTCAGATGCCAATGGCTTATACGATGACAATCACACGTATTGTTTCTCATGCAATACCTACTACAATGAAACTGATGCAGATGAACTGTCAGTGATGCAAGATGCAGTTAACAGAAAATCAACCACGGTAACATCACCTATGTTAGAACTACGAGGAAATGTTAAATCGATACCCGACAGAGGTATTACCCTTCAAACCTGTGAGAAATATGGAGTTACACAAGATAATGGACAGCACTTTTATCCTTACACTGACGATACCGGAGGAGTTGTTGCCGCAAAACTTAGAAGAGTGGCAGACAAAACTTTCAGCATTCTTGGAACATTCACGAATGCTAGGCTTTTCGGTCAACAGCTCTTTCACGCTGGCGGCAAGGCAGTCACCATCACTGAAGGAGAACTTGACGCTCTAGCAGCTTTTCAGATGAATGGTAGCCTCTACCCTGTAGTATCAGTCAGGAACGGTGCACAGGCCGCTTTAAAGGACTGCAAGGCACAGTATGAGTGGCTCAACTCCTTCGATAGCATTGTGATCTGCTTCGATGCTGATGAACCGGGTAAGAAGGCCTCCAAAGAGGTAGCTGAACTGTTCGGTAACAAGGCTAAGATTGTGAAGCACTTGAGTGGCTACAAAGATGCCTGTGACTACCTCATTGCAGGTGCTACCAAAGAGTTCGTGAATGAGTGGTGGAGAGCTGAGGTGTACATTCCTGATGGTATCATCAATGCAGCCTCACTGTGGGAGGAAGTCATTAAACCTGAGGCTAAGGCTGAGGCTATGTACCCTTGGAAGGGCTTGAATAAGCTCCTGTACGGTATCAGACCTTCAGAGTTAGTCACAGTCACAGCAGGTTCAGGCTTGGGTAAGAGTCAGTTCCTGCGAGAGATATTGTTCAATATACTGAACACTACCAAGTGGAATGTTGGTGGCTTGTTTCTTGAAGAGTCAACTCGTAAGACAGCTAGAAGTATCATGAGCTTATACGCTAACAAGCTATTGCATTTGCCTGACACACCTACCACTGAAAAGGAACTTAAAGATGCTTTCGATGCAACACTTGGTACTAATCGTGTTTATCTCTTTGACCATTTCGGTAGCAGTGACGTTGACAACATTGCCAACAGAATCCGATACATGGCTAAAGCTTGCGATTGCAGGGTTATCTTTCTCGACCACATTAGTATTGTTATATCTGGTCAAGACAATGGAGATGAGCGTAAGGCTATTGATAACATGATGACCAAACTCAGGACATTGGTGCAGGAGCTTGAGATTACATTAATTTGTGTATCACACTTACGGAGGCCACAAGGCAATGCAGGACACGAAGACGGGCAATCAGTTTCACTATCTCAGCTGCGAGGATCTGGAGCTATTGCTCAACTCTCCGATGCTGTTATCACGCTCGAACGAAACAGTATGGCTGACAATGAGCAAGAACGTCACCAGACTAAAATCTCTGTTGCTAAGAATAGGTATAACGGATATACAGGGCCAGCGTGTACGTTAAAGTACAACATGGAAACTGGACGCATGGTGGAGATGCAGGAGGAGACATTATGAGTAAAGGAAGTACACCTAGACCTTTCAGTGTAGCTCAGGAAGAGTATTTAGCTCGATGGGACATGATATTTGGTCGTGACAAGGGTGACAAAGAACGTGACTTTCAGTTTGATAAAGCTCAGGATGCTTTAGACAAAATGGCTGATAATGCTCGTGAATTAGGATTAGATTATGAACCTATTTCAAAGGAACAACAGAAATGAGTGCATGGTTAATTGCTATTGTAGGTGTTGTCTATGCTGTAGTGGCTATAGACTTGATCGTCAAAGGGAATACTGGCTTAGGGATAGCCTTTGTAGGTTATGCACTGGGAAATGTTGGACTGTACATGGAGGCTGCAAAGTGAGTAAGGGAACCATTAAAGATGTATGGGCAGTGCATGAGAAACGTAAGGAACGTATCAGACTCAAGCAGCGTGAGTGGGTTCAACGTAATCGTGATAAGGTTAATGCTTACAAAGCAGCTACAAAGGAACGTAAGAGAGCTGTCATGTCGATGAATGTCAATAATGTAGTCAGGTCACGTTATAGGACTGACTTTAGGAATACGGTGTATCATTGCCCTGAACTAACTTATCGAGGTAAACAGAATGATTGACATAGATAAGATAGCTGGTAGAATGCTTGATTTGGAAAGTAAGTACTATGAACTGCAAGAGAAGTATCAGTTGCTTATCCATCACTATGAAGACTTAAAAGGTGAATATGAAACTTACAGGGAAGCGCATCGTACTGGATTGCGAAACTACGCTAGATCACAACACGATTTGGATGGTAGTCACTAAGGACATTGACACTGGAGAAGTATTTGTATGGAAAGCAGCAGACAGCCTCGTGGCGTATTTAAAGGACGTTACGTTGATAGTAGCCCACAACGGAATAGGCTTCGATTTCCCGATATTGAATCGGCACTGGACTACGAAGATTCGCTTGAACCAAGTGTTCGATACACTGATAGCCTCAAGACTGCTAGATCCCTCGATAGAGAACGGGCACAGCTTAGACGCATGGGGAACAAGGTTGGGGAAGAATAAGATTGACTACGCAAGGGTATGGACATGGCTAATGGAACGACGAGAGGAATACAAAGGTGAGTGCTTCAACATTCCTCACATGGCTCTTCTGGAGTATTATTGCATTAGGGACGTTGAGGTCACTTGTGATCTTTATAAGCATCTTACTAATGAACTCACTACGAAAGACTTTTCACAAGAAAGCCTTGACCTTGAACATAAGGTAGCTGCTATCATTGAGGAACAAACACGACATGGATTCAAACTTGACCAAGCCTATACAACCTGTTTACTTGCTGACATCAAAGGAAAGATGGCAGGAATCTATGAGCAGATGCAAGAGAGATGGCCTCCAACAGTCACACCTAGGTTTCACAAGACAAGTGGAAAGCCCATCAAAGACTGCGTTGATACTTTCAATCCCGGAAGTAGAAAGCAGATTGGAGAGAAGCTGATGGAACTAGGGTGGAAACCTAAGGTGTTTACTGAGAAGGGTCAGGCTATTGTCGATGAGTCTGTGCTGTCTAAGGTTGTTAACATTCCTGAGGCTCAGATGATTGCTACCTACCTGATGCTACAGAAACGTGTAGCTCAGATTGAAAGCTGGTTAGAGTCTGTAGGTAAGGACGGTAGAGTGCATGGTAAGGTTATAACGAACGGAGCTGTAACTGGTAGGATGACACACAGTAGTCCTAACATGGCGCAGATTCCTAATGCTGGGAGTATTTATGGGCCGGAGTGCAGAGAGTGTTGGACTGTGGAAAGCGGTAACGTATTGGTTGGCTGTGACGCTAGTGGCCTTGAGCTGCGTATGCTTGCACATTATATGAAAGATGATAACTATGTTAAGACAGTCACTGAAGGCTCCTCTAAAGATGGGACGGATGTTCACACGCAGAACCAGAAAGCTGCAGGCCTTGAAACGAGGGATCAAGCTAAGACCTTTATTTACGCATTCCTATACGGTGCAGGGCCAGCTAAGATTGGTTCCATTGTCGGTGGTAATGCTAAAGCGGGACAGAAACTTATCGATGCCTTTCTTAAAAATACACCCGCCTTACAACGTCTTAGAAATACGGTTAGTAGATATGCGGGTAAGGGCTTTGTACCGGGGCTTGATGGTCGTAAGATATGGGTGCGCTCCGAACACGCAGCTCTCAATTCGCTCCTTCAAGGGGCTGGGGCGATTGTGATGAAAAAGGCTTTGGTATTGTTTCACGACAAGACTAAGGCTAACAAGTGGCCTGTGAAGCTGGTAGCTAATGTCCATGATGAATTTCAGCTTGAAGTTCCTAAGATGTATGCTACAATAGTAGGTGAGGCTGCAAAGCAAAGTATCGTTGAAGCTGGTGAGCATTTCAAGCTTCGTTGTCCACTAGACGGGGAGTACAAGATTGGTGCAAACTGGCGTGAAACACATTGATAAGAATCAAATACTATTTAGCGTTGAAGGTGAAACTTTCAAGGTTAAGATAGGAGAGAATCTAGATCTTGAAGAGGTATACACTGTGCTATTATCTGCACTTATGTACTTAGAAGATCTGGCATCGGGTAATACAGCTCACCCGTCACAAGAGCTGCATTAAGTTTACGAGAGTAAACGTAGATAGAGGAAACATAAATGACATTGAATCTTGAACCCAACGAGATTAACTTCTTGTTTCAAGTAATTGGTGAACTTCCAACTAAGACTGGAGCATTCACACTGCTACAGAAGATGGAATCACAAATTAAATCACAGCAACCTACTGCTGCTGATGATAACGCTGTAGTAGCTGAGTAAATTAACCTTAAAGGAAAATGAAATGAGTATTGATACACTGAAACCCGTTAAAGTCGCTGGTGAAATCTTCTGGAGTAACTGGATGAACACCTTTAACACCAAGTTTAACGAAGACAACAAGAAGTACGAATGTACTATTGGTAACTTGAGTGATGCAGCCTGTGAGAAGCTTAAAGAGCTGGGCATCAACATCAAGAACAAAGAGAGCATGGGTAACTTCATTGTTGCCAAGTCTACCTACTTGTTCACACCTGTGGATGAGGAAGGTAATCCTGTAGACATTGCCAAGATGGGTAATGGTACAAAGTGCCACGCAGTTATCTCTTCATACCGTCACAAGATGTCAGCTAAGTTTGGTGCTGCACCATCAATTAAGAAATTGATTGTGACTGAACTGAAGGTATATAGTCCTGAAGGTTCTGCTGAGGAAGAAGAGACAGCGGATGATGTCCTCTAACCGTCAGGTGACTGATAAGCCTACTGAGGCTATTGTAGATGCTGACTTTTTAGTTTATAAAGTTGGCTTCTCCAATGAGGAGGAAGAGGAACGGTGGGCACTAAATCGACTCACGGAGTGGTTTACAGACATAATCTATATGCGCTTGAAGTGTGATGACTACAGAGCATGGATTACAGGTAAAACTAACTTTAGATTCGAGGTAGCTACCACTGTTCCTTACAAAGGTAATCGCAAGGATGCTCCTAAGCCTAGACATTATGAGGCTCTTCGCAAACATCTGATGAAGCTTGGTGCTAAGATGTCTGAGAACGAGGAAGCTGATGATGCTGTAGGCATAGCGTCCACCCAAGGTAACTTCTGGATTGTTCACGTTGACAAAGACCTAGATCAGTTACCGGGGTGGCACTATAATCCTGTAAAGGATGAGGAGTATTATGTTACTGAGTTTGAAGGCTTGTACAGTTTCTACAAACAGATACTGACAGGTGACAGAGTTGATAACATTGAAGGTATACGAGGTATTGGCCCTGTAAAGGCTGATAAGATTCTTAAAGACTGTACAACCGAAGAGGAATTATATGCAGCTTGTATCAAAGCTTATGACGGCAATACTGACAGGGTACTGGAAAACGGTAAGCTCCTATGGCTAAGAAGGGAACCAAACCAGATGTGGCAACCTCCTTCAGTCTCGCAGGATCAGTGTGGTACGTTAACTACGTAATGCACATGGATGACATGGGTAAGTGTGACCCTGAGAAGCAAACCATTTCAATCCGTATGGACATGAATAAGCAGACCACTGAGCAGACCTTCTACCATGAGTTAGTTCATGCCATTATGTTCACAATGGGTAAGCTAAACCATGATGAAGAGTTTGTGGATACCTTTGGAGCTTTCCTCCATCAGTATCACAGGACTAAGGTGAACCATGAAGCCTAAGCGTAAAAAGCCACTGACAGTTAGACAAGTAGCTTTGAAGCATGGTTTCAGGTCAGGCTTAGAGGATAAGATAGCTGAGAGATTGAAAGCCTTAGAAGTTCCATTTGAGTATGAGAAGCTAGTGATTGCATATACGCAGCCTGAGAAGAAACGTACATACACTCCTGACTTCTTACTACTTAGTAATGGTATTATCATTGAGAGCAAGGGCAGGTTTATGACTGCTGACAGACAGAAACACTTGATGGTGAAGGAACAACACCCTGAACTTGATATTAGATTTGTCTTCAGTAACTCTAAAGCTAAGCTCTCAAAGGTAAGCCAAACTACATACGGAGATTGGTGCAACAAGCATGGATTCCAGTATGCCGATAAAGATATTCCAATGTCATGGTTAAACGAAAGAAAGGGTAAATGATTATATGTTAAATAATTTAATTGAAGCAATGATGAAGTCTCCTGAGATTAAGAATGCTTGGGAAGACTTTACAGATGCCATCACAGTTGAGACTATGAAGAGTACTTACTTGAATACTCTCAATGGTGGGTGGAGTAGCCATCCTGAGGACATTGCCAGCTGCAAGGAAGTCAATGCAGCCTTAGCAATATGTCTCAGATACTTCATGTTTGTTAAAGATGCTGAAGAGTTCTTGAAGGAGGCTAACAATGAACGTAAATCTGATTAAAGAGCATGAGAATGGTGATGCAACATATCAGTTTGACTTAACAGCTGATGAAGCTCAATCACTACTTACCTTTGGTATCCTAGAAGCCATCAAAGCTGGCATACGTGAAGGTGATAGACTAACAGTTGAAGGAGAGGACATCAATGAAGATTCTAGTCATCCCGGACTGTCAGATTAAAGAGGGCGTACCTTTAGAGCATCTGACATGGGCTGGTAAAGCTATTGTCGATTACAAACCTGATGTAGTGGTTAACCTAGGTGACTTTGCAGATATGCCAAGCCTTAGTAGCCACGACATCAAAGGGAGTAAGTACTTTGAAGGTCTACGCTACAAGAAAGACATTGAAGCTGCTAAGGAGGCTATGAAGCTTCTACTAGCACCTTTGAGAGAAGCTCAGAAGGCTCAGAAGGAATCTAAGCACAAGGTATACAAGCCTCGTATGGTGATGACTTTAGGGAACCATGAGAACCGTATTGATAGAGCTGTCAATAATAATCCTACACTTGAGGGCTTAATATCTACAAAGGATCTTGAGTATGAAAAAGATTGGGAAGTACATGGGTTTCTTCATCCTGTGTTCATTAATGGTGTTGGCTTTAACCATTATTGGCCTGTGGGTGCTATGGGACGTCCAGCAGCTGCTGCTAGTGCTATTATTAATAAGCTTCATATGTCTTGTATTGCTGGACATCAACAAGGAAAGCAGATTGCATATGGTAAGCGTGCTGATGGGAAGCCTATTTGTGCTATCATCGTTGGCTCTTACTATCTCCATGATGAGAGCTATATGGATCAATTAAGTAACAGACACTGGAGGGGATTACTGATGATGAATGAAGTACAGGATGGACACTTCGATGAAATGTTCTTGAGTGTAGAATATTTAGGGAGGAAATATGGTTGAAAAGCTATGTCAAACTTGCTTTTATAGTGAACTAGATGGTAAAATAGCTCCTTGTAGTACTTGCGACAATTACGACAAATGGGTTCCTCGTAATATGTACATTCGAGAAGCAGCTAAACCACTCAGTGAAGCTGTTAAAGAGTGGGTAGACTCAGACCACAGTGAATGGGCTAATGACAGTATTCACAAGCCTAAACACTACACTGAACATCCATCAGGTATTGAATGTATCCAAGTTACAGAACACATGGGCTTTAACTTAGGTAATGCAATCAAGTATATCTGGCGGTGTGACCTTAAGAAGGATGCCATTGAAGACTTGAAGAAGGCTAAGTGGTACATTGACAGGGAGATTACTAAACGTGAACAACATAACATTTGAAGAACTGAAAGAGGCTCTCAAGCGTTTGGATGAGGTGTCACTCTTGGAACTGTTAGGAATCCAGAGTGATGACCTTGTTGATAGATTTGACGATGTAATTGAGAAGAAACAAGAATATTTAATAAAGGAACTAGACTAATATGCGTAAACTAATGACACCATACCAAGAATACATTGGCAAGAGCCGCTACTCTCGCTACTTGGATGATAAAGGCCGGAGAGAGCATTGGCCTGAGACTGTAGACCGTTACTTTAACTTCATGACTAAGCACTTGCAAGAGAAGCATAACTACTTGCTAAGTAACGAATTGCGTAACCAACTGCAGAGTGCTGTGACTAACTTAGAAGTGATGCCTTCCATGCGTAGCATTATGACAGCTGGTGATGCTTTAGAGAGACAGAACGTAGCTGGTTATAACTGTTCATACCTGCCCATTGATGACCCTAAAGCCTTTGATGAGGCCATGTATATTCTGTTATGCGGAACTGGTGTGGGCTTTAGTGTGGAGCAAAAGTATGTATCTAAGTTACCTGAGATTCCAGTTGATTTGTACAATAGTGGCACTGTCATTAATGTTAAGGACTCCAAAGAGGGATGGGCTAAAGCCTTACGACAAGTCATTGCCTTGCTATATGCAGGTGAGATTCCAAAGTGGGATGTCTCAAGTGTACGTCCAGCAGGTGCAAGACTTAAGACTTTTGGTGGACGAGCATCAGGGCCAGAACCTCTTGTATCCTTATTCCATTACGTCACTGCTAAATTCAAAGGGGCAACGGGCCGTAAGCTCACTTCACTTGAAGCGCATGACATCCTCTGCAAGGTGGGCGAGGTAGTTGTCGTAGGTGGGGTTCGTAGATCTGCAATGATCTCTCTGTCAGACTTAGGTGATGACCGTATGGCTCATGCTAAAGCTGGTAACTGGTGGGACGGTAATGGTCAACGTGCTTTGGCTAACAACAGTGCCATCTACGAAGTTAAGCCTGAGGTAGGTAAGTTCATGCGTGAGTGGTCTAGTATTTATGAATCACATTCTGGAGAGCGAGGAATCTTTAATCGTTATGCAAGTGAACTTCAAGCAGCTAAGAGTGGACGTAGGGAATTGGGTAAAGAGTGGGGCACAAACCCTTGCAGTGAGATTATCCTTAGACCTTATCAATTTTGTAATCTGTCTTCTGTTATTGTGCGGAGCGATGATTGTGTGGATACTCTACGGAATAAGGTGCGCTTGGCTACTATTCTGGGGACTTTTCAATCGACAATGACTAACTTCCCATATCTTCGTAAGGTGTGGCAGACAAACACTGAAGATGAGCGTTTGCTGGGTGTGTCTATGACTGGTATCTTGGACAATGCCTTGCTAAATAACCCTGATGATGCTTATTTACCTATGATATTAGAGGACTTTAAAGATGTTGCTATTGCTACTAACGCTGAGTTTGCTGACGCTATCGGTATTAATCGCAGTGCTGCCATCACTGCCATTAAGCCAGAAGGGACTGTCTCTCAGCTTACAGGCACTGCTAGTGGTATCCACCCTCAGCACAGTCAGTACTTTATTCGTCGTGTCAGGTCTGATAACAAAGACCCTCTGACTGACTTCTTGAAAGCTCAAGGGTTTCCTTCAGAGGCTTGTGTGATGAAGCCTGATAGCACCACTATCTTTAGCTTCCCAATGCGAGTTGAGAAGGGTGCTGTACTGCGTGAGGACTTGAATGCTATTAAGCACCTGCGCTTGTGGCTCTTGTTCCAGCGACACTACTGTGAGCATAAGCCTTCAGTGACTATCTCAGTGAACGAGAATGAGTGGCCTGAAGTTGGGGCTTGGGTGTGGAATAACTTTGATGAGATTACAGGTGTGAGCTTCTTACCGATGGATGGCGGGACATACCGACAAGCTCCTTATGAGGCCATGACTGAGGAAGAGTATCATGCAATGGTTGCTGCTATGCCCTTGGGTATTGACTGGGATAAACTGGTTGAGGGCACTGACAACGTAGAAGGTGCTCAGACTCTGGCCTGCACAGCTTCTGGCGGCTGCGAGATCTAAGATGACAGCCTATAATGGACTCCATAACAAGGAAGACATGATAGGTCTCCGCTTTAACAAGTGGACAGTGCTGGAGTATTCACATAAGAATGAACGC